CACTTGAGTTGCTTGCAAATATGGGAAGCTGGTTTTTGTCTTACCATACAAAGTGGTAGAACCACCGTTAGCAAGACTTAACAAACTATCTTTTAAAGATGTGAAACGGTTTGTAACAGTATCAGCTACTAACACGCCATCATGCCAAACATGAGTGGTTGTATCGTATGCTGAAATGTTAGCAGCAGCACCGCCACGAGTTGCAGATAATGTGACAGTACCTCTTAAAAGAGTTCCACCATTTAAGTCTACGGCGATAACATAATAATTAGCTTGTGAAGTGGTGTCGTCTTTCAACACTACTTTTTGGCCAATCGTGAATCGATCAATATGATCAACTTCTAAAACTCCACCAGCAGTACCGGCAACAGTTGCAGTTGCAAAGTAAGAGTTGCCAGTCATGTTAACTGATACAACTTCTTTCATATACTGCATGAACTGTTCAATTTGATTGGGCAAAATTTGCAAGAAGTTCTGTTCAGAAATCTTGCCGTGCTCCATCAAATCGCGGTGATTGAAAAGTAATGTGCCCCATACTTCAGGCTGAACAGTCACCTGTCCACGCTGATAGTTGTACTCAGACACATCATCAGCAGCAGTTAGGCTACCAAACTTCACTGAGGAGGCAACCCCACCTTCAAATGGAACAATGAGCGTTCCACCCATCCAGTTGTTGTCTTTCTCAACTTTTTGCAAAATATAGTCACGCTTTATCAATTCTTCTTGGAGCAATTCGTTCGGAAGGTATTCCGAAAGCATTGCCGAAAATGAACGATCCGTTGATGTCATAAAAATCCCTCCTAAGGGTTCAAATAGTTAAAATTAACCAGATGAGCTACGGCTCATTTCCTGGGCTTTTTGTTTTAAGTCAGCAATGCTGCGGACTTGTTTTTTCACTGGCGAAGTCCCACGACCCGTAACATTTGGTATAATTGGAGGTGCTCCATTTTGTTGAATGAGAGCTTGACCTGCGGGGGCTCCTGGTGTGGGTGCTCCTTGACTTGTTGGTGTTACAAATCCGCCAATCAATTTTATTACCTCTGTTACCGCCTGCTCAGCCGTTAAATCTTCTCTACCGTTAGTCGCAGCGTAATGTGCTAAGCCCTTATCTCGTACCAAGTTCTGAAAAGATCCTTTTCCGTTCCTAGTATCAAAAGCTTGCGCCACACTTGAAACTTCCGGCCTTGCCATCACCCAATTCAATTCCTGGGCTCGAAATTGAGAGAGCTGTTGACTTTGAGTTTGTTGGAGTTGCTGGTTTTGCTCCTCCAAATAGTTTTTCTGATTTGAAATTTGCCGCTGATACTGTATGGCTTGCCGCTGCTCAGGACTAAGATTTGCCTGCTCAGCTTTTTGAACGGCATAACGGAAAATGGCTTCATCTGGGATCTTTAGGAATTCAAATATGCCCTCAAGATCTCCTTTTTGTTGAAGCTTTGAATATTGATCATAAACCTCAGCTTTAGGCTGAGTTGTTTGATAATATTGACCGAAATCATTCTTTGTTTTGTCATGCCTTTGTTTAACCGTGTCAAAACCAAGATATTTCTGAGCAATCTCTTTAACCTTTTTCTCAGAATCAGCATCCTTTATCAAATTCTTTAGAAATGGATCATCAAGCTCTTTTTCTTCGTCATAAACTTTTAATTTATAATCCGGTTTATACTCAGGTGCTACCTGAGCCGCCGGTTCTGTGGAATCAGGTGAATCTGTGGGAGCATCTGTGGGCTTATCAATTATTGGGTCTGTTACTGCATCGGTTGTAGGTGTTTGATCAGTATCTTCCATGTTGCATTCCTATTCCGGGACTGGTCTGTCCCATTTGTGGGCTGGTCTGCCCGTTCATAATTGGTGAAACTTGTCGCATTCCACCCGCTGCTTGTAGTTTTTGCATAAACATATCGGCCATATCACTTTGAGCGGTTTGATTTAATCCCTCTAAAGTTTGTTGATCAGAACCTTGGGTATCTAGCTGTGTGATGAGCCATTGGACTGATTCAGATGGGATGCGAATGCGTTTAGGTAACTTATTTGGATCCTGTTTATTAGGAACATAGAAGTCACACGCAACTAGATAACCTCCGGTTGGTATAAATTCACTTTGAGCCTGCTTAATCTTCATTTCTTCATCAGTTTTGATTTGCTGTTGCTGTTGAATGGCTTGCTGATAAAGACTTTGTATGTATGGATCTAAAAACTCATAATCTGGATCTGTGGTACGTTTAGTGAGCTTTTTAATTAAATATGCAGGATTTCCACCATTAGTTTGCGTTGGCATCTTGCCACGCTCTAAAGAAAGCATAAAGTTCGTAGCAAAATCATAATCCATAGTAAGATCTTCTAAAATCTTCTCGTCATTTGCATACGGCATAAGACGTAAGATCTTTCCAAGATCATCTTTTGCTAATTGAGGACCCACATACTGAATAAAATGTTGCAGAGCTAATTGTTTCCCTAGTTTTGTTTCTCCATCTTCACCTTGAGCGTCTATTGCGATGGAATAACAAAGATTATCCACTTTCATGAATTCGTCGATATTTATGTATTCAGATTTCCCAATCGCAGGGACTAAAGTGTCCGGAGTTGCATATTTTTGTCGTAATTGGATGTAGGTTTTGAAAACTCTCTTTAAATATCCCTCAATTTTGTCCGTATATAAGGAAAATTTCTTCTTATCCTTAATAGAACGCATCATCGATGAGTAAATATCAAACTGACCTTGCTTCTCTTCATCTTGCTCTGAAACAAGGGAAATGCTGTACATTTCATCAATTTGTGCAGCAATAAGGGGTAAATATGCCTCCCCAGTTCTACCAGCCATAACAATCGGGGCCATTCCAGAGTATTGAAGAGAACGCACCCCAGGCAAAGCCACACCAGGCTCTAATTTTGTTCCGTTTTGAACTAAAACTTTATCATCGCCCAATGTTACTTGATGTTCTGCCATCTTTGATGACATTCTATTTATCTCAACTTGATTTGGACGAAGCTGCTTTACTACTGATCTAAATCTTGGGGAGGTTTGAATCTCATCAAATCCTTCAAAGACTAAAGGATAAATTCCAAAAGGAAGCTCACCTTCAAATATAATATCATCATTAGTGCAAATGAAAAAATAACCCATCGGATATTGATTACACGGTTTAAAAAACCATTCCTTAAGCATGGCCTGATCTTTTACCGTCTTATATTGCCCAGAGTTTCCATCCAAAATGACATAAGTCTCATCTGGAGTTTGGGTCACTTTTGATTTTAATTTTGTTTTCTCATTTGGATCTAGATTAGGAGATGAATCAATTAAAGCCTTTAAATCTTTTACTTGAACCATCTTTTGATGGCACCACCAAGGACTTTTCTCTGGATCTTTTATTCCAGATGGTCTAATCATATTAAATCCAAAACAACGCTCAAATACTACGGCTCCTGAGAATTTAGCAATCCCAGATGGTACCGGCTTTCCCAATTCATCTAATTCTGGCTGCCCATTTTCATCCATGCGGGCTTCCATTCCCAAGAACTTACCAGCCGATGGATCAAAAAATATTTTTGTCCAGGTTTCTCCAATGGAGCAAAAATCGTGAACCCATTTATTTATTAGACCGTTTATGTCTTGGGTCTCTTTGCCGTCTTCCCATACTGAATTGACAAGCTCTGCCACTTTTTGATGTTGAAGAGATTTTGGGTCTTTTGCCTTAGCCCGGACCCCTGGACAGTAGCTTGTGATTGAATTTCTATATTTGAGGACAATTTTTCTGATGTGGTTTTTGGTGAGCCTGATTTTTTGCTCATTTGAAACGTCCTTTGAATCTCTTAATCTGTTCCAAAACCTATTTCCTTTTTTAGCGTAATGCTCTCCAGCAACAAGTTGAACATTAGATCGCATCTCGGAAAATAATTCTTGGTCTGCTGTCTTACCATCACTAAAAAGTTGATTTAGATCTTGGATATTATGGGTTTTGTTCTCCTCCAACTTCTAAATCCCCCTGGATAATTTGTTCAAATGCAGACGGATCCGTAAGACGCAGTTCTTCCAGATCTTGA